ATTCTTCCTCAGGTATAACTGGTGAAATATTTATTCTCAACATCATTAGCAATTCTATCACTCTACCTATATTAATACCATATCTTTTTAAACTATCTATATCATTAAATATACTATTTATAAGTTTGTTTGAATTGCTTTTTAAATTAGAAAAGAAAATTTCCTTAGTTTTTAACCTGTTTATTATTAAGATAGAAAGGTGTTCTCTATTAGTAGTCACTGCTTTCACCTTATTTTCAGGGCCTTCTACCTTATTTGTTTGGACATAGAACCCGTTTGATATTATAATAATATTCATTTTATAATAAGTTTGTATTAAATTGTTGTCTTTATTCATAGGGGATTCAAATAAAGCCATAAGTCTGTCTCTTCCAGAAAATCCTGTTATTCTTATTGATTCAGGTATTATCCAATAAGATATAGTTATTTCAGGAGGACCCCAGAAAGGGTTAGTCAAACCAAAAGGCATGTTTAAATCAATTTTATAAATCATCTTTACCATAGAAGAAGCTAAATACATCATGTCAGATACCAATTTGTGGCCTGCCCCAGTAACATACAAAGAAAATATTGACCCTAACATTGACATCAGGTCCTCATAAGGCGAAAAGAATTGTAATGTTGTACCCAAATTTACACATTGTTTGTAAGAACACATAATAGCCTTACCAAACCCTAAATAAACTTGTAAAATTTCTCCTATAAAACCTTGCCCTGATTTCTTAAATGAAATATTTTGACAATGTGATTTATACAGTGCAAACAATAAAGACCACATTATATAACTAAATTCTGTGTAATGCATAATAACTTCTTTTTTTGAATTTATAATATTCTTCCTATCTATATCAACAGTGTATGTTTCATCACTATCTATATATTCATTAATGATTTTTACAATATTTACATTTACATTTTTCTTAAAGTTGAATTTGCTATACATACCCACAAACCCTGCTGCATCATCTGACATAGTTCCCCAATCAGTTTGCAAATTTGGAAATAAACTTTTAAGAAATAAACAAAAACTATGTCCTATTAATGTAGACATTAGAGTTCCCAGTCTATTAAATACACCTAGAATAAACCCTACTTTTTTTACCATACCTCTATTACTTCCACATCCTGGGTAATCTTTCTCTGCTCTTTCAAATAATTTTGCTACATCTGGGTTCTTTTCAGAATATTGCAATACTTCTAGGAATTCTATTATGAACCTCTCTCTGTCAGCATGTAATATCTTATCCATTCTGTTTATAAAACTTTTAGGAAATATTTGTAATCGGGTTTTCAAATCTTCTAAAACATCTATTGCCCAATTGCATTCCAAATCATCAAAATAACCAAGTTTATACAAGAAGAATATCTGAATTTGTAGCCCCTTTATACTCATAGCATCCCCAAATCTTGTTGCATCTAAGGTAATAACTGTGGTCCTCCCTTTAGAATAAAGAGATGAAAATTTTGACTCTAAGACTTCCATTTTCTTTTCACCGGGTTTCGATAAAATATCATATTTACATTTTTTAAGTATATCAATAAAAGCTTCATCAAGTATTATTTGTACTATACGCCCATTTTCGACATTAAGCCAAAATATTCTCTTGCCTACTTCCTTTTGCTCTTTGACAGATGAGAATATAACTGGGTACTTCCTACCCAAATACTCCATAGCTTTAAAAACACTAACCTGACTTAGCTCCATTTTATAAAGATCTATTATAAAAGAAGCTATATCTATAGTTGCTTCAGAGACTTTTACTGATATAAAACCACTCCTGTTATTTCTTTTTCTTTCCTTTTGAAACCCTTCAGAATTTTTCTTCCGTTTGAATTCGTCATTCATCAGATCATAAGGAATAGCTATAGATGAAGATGTATTTTTTGAGAAATACTTAGGGTTTCTTATATTTCCCTTTGGTACCTCTATTGGATATATATCTGATACCATACTAATAGTTGACCAAAACATAACATCAGGGTTAAAAGCC